AAAAGCATCCAACATGTCTTCGGCGATAGCGTCCAAGTATTCATATTCGCCATCATCATCATCGCGGGTGCTTCGGACTTCGATTTCTATTGGTCCTGACATCCCACCTTCTTTTTGATTCTTAAGAAAAGGGAGCATTTTCATTCCTTTTTGAGAGAAATAGGTCTCAAAAGTTATGGAAATGGGTAGTTTTTATAAATGTGATGGGTATATTGAGTTTGTGCATGACGGCGTGGGAAGCAAATCTACCTATTAACCAGAGAGATCGGTTTCAGTTGATTGGAGACACGCAAGATACGGTGGATCTGTATCGAGCCCTATATCTCATTCATTGGAGTGGGGGAGATTCGGGGCGGCCGAAGTCGCGAACGGCTCATGCATACTTACTTAGCCCAATTCCCCTAAGTTACCCTCTTCAGGCCAATCACTTTGGGCAGCTTCCAGATGCTGTCTCTCACGCTCCCAGATGCTTTCAGACATTTGCTGATACCAATCCTTAGACCCTTTGATAACTTTCTTTTCAGCAGTAGTTGAGGAGTAATGATATCCGCATCTCCATGCATACAAAAAGGCATCACAGAGATGATTCGGCAGGGATTTATGCTCTTTCTTGGGATATTTAATCTTCTCGCCGTCTGTTTCCCAGACCAATGCAGCCATCTCTTCCCAAAGCGCACGGTTCTCTGGAATATTGAGAATCTTGATTTTACCTTGGATGAGGTCTGAATTGCAGAGTTCGATAAATGTAACTTTGTCCTGCTTGTCCGCATATTCGAAAGGAATTGAAGAGCGCGCGCGCATGCTCTCAACGCCCTGCTTATTGGCGCCATCAATTACGATCTTATGGGGAGCCATAAAGGAGTCTTTTTGAAATTCCTCGATCTTTTGGCAGACCTCATCAAAGGTCATCCGCCGTTTTTTAAAGACCTTCGCAATGAATAGATGAGGGCTGTTAGAGTGATACGCTGTAAGGCAGAAAGCGCTATCGTCCTCCCATCCCGTGTCGACTCCAAGTACAAATGTCCATCCCGTAGGCGACAAATGCGGTATTTCTTGGGCAAGATTCCGTACCATATCGAATCGATATACAAGTTTTTCCTCATCGATTACCCACTGATTAAGATACCATTGCTTATATTGCGGCGTCGCCATGTACTCGGGGCGTTCTCTGTGTATCTTCTTAATGGCCTCGTCCCATTGCCTTGATACATAAGGATTATCGTAAGCGCTCCACTCAAATAGCTTCCAGCCCTTCTCTTTGCCAATGGTGATATCATAAAAAAGTCCGCGCGGAAAATCCGATGCTGTCCCCATTAGACAGATAGTACCAGATTCCCCCTCGGTATTGGGATCGACCATTGCGGGGCCAAGAACACCATAAACAAGATTTTTGATATCAATCGTATACATGGAAGCTTCATCGATACATACCAGCCGGTATTTTCGCCCAAGAAGCTTGTTCATATCCTTTTCATCAGCATCGATACCGGTGACTTTGACCACAGAGCCATTCGGAAAAGTCATTGAGAGTTCGGACTGATTGAACCTAGCCTTTAAATCATATGCCCGATCAATAACCTGTAAGATGTCTTTCCAAATAATCGCCTTTGCCGAATCTCTCGTCAGTCCTATGAATAGACAATTTACGCCGGCGTTATGGAGAGCCTCGTTGACAAGATATAAACCTGCGGTGAACGATTTAGCGGAACGGCGAGTACAGAAGAGCACTTTCTGAGTGGCCTTATCTTTTATAAACCGCACCTGATGCTCGAATGCTCGCTCTAAGATATTGGGGATATTCTTCTGAGCTAAAAGACGCTGGGCGTATTCCTGATAGTAAATATCAAGGTTCATCTACCACTTTCTAGGTCTTTCCTGTCCTTTAGGTATCTTGCCGCTCAAGGCTGCGTTCAAAGCTTCGTTTCGTGAGGCAATCGCTGCCGCTGCTTCCGGTGTCTGAGCTATTTGTTCCACAGGGATGGGGGCAGGTTGGGGAATAGTAGAGGCAAAATCCTGCCTAGGCATCGCACGTGATGCAGGCCTATTCGATGCAGGTTGGTCGATCAGCTTGATTCTCTCAACGATCAGTTCTTTTACCGGTTTCGAAAGTTTATGATTAACAAGGAGATCGACCAAAAAAGAGAGTTCACTCATACAAATCGTACACACCATAGATCGCTGGAAAGATTAGGATCAGTAAAATACTCATATGGCATGCTGAAATAGCCTTGCATACCCCAAGATGACCCCCAGGAGTTTCTTACAATCCATCCCTTATCATCATATCCTACAATAGCAACCGCATGCCCTCCAACCATGGATTCATCGGGACTTGGCATAGGGATAATTCCTGTAGCTGCCACCTGATCGGTCATAAAGGAATCATAGACTGAAAAGCCAATAACGATTGGAAACCCAGAAGCCAGAACGGTCTTCATTGAATCGACATCTTGGTCAACAGCGCCATATTCTTTAACAATATCCTTTAATGCCGAAAAATAAGCTTTCATAGGAGGTCTAATTGCAAAAGCTTCGGGTTCATAGGGCCACATATCTTCTGGGCAAAAACCGAATCTATGCAGAGATTTTATACCATCTCTAATGGCTGCACCTGCATCGGTATGCACAGTACCTTCCATAGCTCTTTCATTATAATAGATAAACAAACGAGAAGGGATGAAAGCATCTGGTTTTTTCTCTTTCATCCAATCAAATTCACACAAAAATCCGATGGCATTAGCCGTGCAGCTTCCAAGTTGGCCTTGATCATAAGGTTCTGGACATTGAGATCTTAAATCTATTGTCTCCGGTAGGTTTCCAGCTCTTTGAACTGCAAATTTACGGTCTCTGAAATCAGGCTTTTGCGGCTTCCAACCAAAATGTCTTTTCATTAAATCCTCAAAATCAAAGTTTCAGCTGTCTAGTATATGACTTAGATATGAAGAAATTATAAAACCACCTTTGTGGTCTTACCCGTCTTGCCAGCTCCTAAACCTCCCTGTACATGCCCATAAGGTGTTTCCACCTGCGCTGAAATAATGCCGGCTACCATAGGATGGTGCACCGGTTCTGCATATTTGTGCGGTTTACCAGGTTCCATAGCACTGATATTAGCCAGCGGGACATATGATTCCTTATCCTGCCATTTGACTATGAGCCATTTATGCTCAGGATCAAACTCGAGCTTTAAACCTGCAAGCTTGCCTGGGTCGAGTTTCATACCGAAGTTTCGGCCTGCGAAAAATAAAGCGTTATGTAGATGTGCTATTTTGATTTCCATTGGTTTACCTATAAATGCGGATTGAACTTCCAGTTTTTGAACTTCTCACGCCATATCAAGCCACCAGTTCTAGTATAATGCGTGAAAGTATCAATACCGGCCGGTAATAAAGATTTAGCTATACCCTGTCTTCTCATATCCCTTTTGACACAAATATAATCTAGGATGTTTTTTCTATGCGCAGAAAATCCCAGAACTATATCAGGATCATCTGCAAGTACAGCAAGCTTTACAATGCAATCGGCGTCTCTAAGATTGCGTTTGAGATTGATCTCATAGTTTTTATAGAAAACAAACGAATCGATTTGCGAAAAAACAGGATTGCCGAAACGTAAGGTACGCAGCCAATTTGATAATATTACATTATGATATTGCGCAGGGACATCGCTGCCCTTGAACTCTAGAACTGTATAGCTGCTTTCAGGTTCAGTCATTTTTCTCTTTCAGATTCAATTGAGCCCGAGTGAAATACCTGATCCTCCAGGCCATAATGTAGCGCCTGATAATATAGCGAATCGTCTTACGCTCTCTTGGCATTCCTAACTCGGCAAGCTTTTCTACCATAGTTTTTATCTTAACGCCATCCGCATACCACTGCATGATAAGCTTATCTATGGGGCGCTTATATTCTGTATTGGGATTCATGACTTTCATGTTGACCAGGATAAAATATTCTTCCTGTGCAACCCTTTGGAGGGGGGCTAGCTTCTTATAAACTTGGATAATATAAGGATCTTCATTTGTATTTTCGATATCCTCGATATAACCGAGGCCATCTTCTTTTAAGCGTCGATCCCATTCTCTCTTCAGGATTTCATATTCGCTAGGCGTTATTTTTTTTGACACTTAGCATCCTCATTATGGCGCTATTGAGTATCAAATCTTTTATTTTGATCTTAGGAGCATCCGGATGCTTTGGCAGCTCAGATTCTTGAAAATGCTTTTGAGCATCCTCATGGTGAGCTTGGGATTGGCCGGTAATAATATATCCCTTGAGCATGGCCTCAAATTTCATCTTATTCCAACGCTCTTGCGTAGCTTGCAGCCTTGCTTCCGATTCTTTCACCCCGGCATTTTCGCTGGGTAAATGCTCTTCATAATGTTGGGCTATCGGAAATAGATTTTTCATTTTTGTTTTCTTCAGATTCTTTCTTTGCCAATCTTTCCTTTGCTCTTTGTCTGTATTCAGTGCCGATATCGTGAGCTATTTGATTGGCTGCACCCTTGCGGAGCGAATGTATAAAGAAAGCATCTGGTTTATGGGATTCAGTCGGGCCAAGATGGAGAATCATGCCAGCTAGAGTGCATTTTTGAGAATCAATGAAGATTTGTTTCTCATCATCTGATTTTAAATGCTCTGTAGGCAACATAGCCCCCGCAATCATCCTATCAGACCATTCCTCAAATTCCTGACGCCCAAGAGGTAAAGGACGTGGTTCCATCATCTGATCAACGATTACATCAGGAGGCGTAGATTGTAAGTTTTTGCCGCGCATTTTTGGCAGGACAGAATCTATGATTTTCATTTATTTGAATTTTCCTCTTCTCTTTGTTTTATGAATTCTTTGAGTTCTGCTGTGGACATATTGCGGATCTTTTCACGCTCATAATCGATTTTTGCTTCGATCTCTTGCTTGTCTCGCCATTGATAGCGATTCTTCATGTTAAAAATCCAAATGGATGCATTGAGTGAGCGCCCCTCTTTCTCATTCCACATTCCTTCGATGCCTGCCTCCTCCCAAAAACGCATACCTTGGGCATGCCCTTCTGTTTTGGCGTCTAGAAATTCGCGGTGTTCTTTGGACCATGTATAGAGCGTTTGGATGCATGTTTTGATCACACCGGCAAAGCTTTCAAAAGAGAAACCTTTCGCCATATGTTTAACGAGCATATCACAATATTTGGGATCGTATTTGGTAGGGCGCCCAACGGCCATAGAGATTTCATTCCGATCATATTGAAGCAAAGGGGACCGCTGACTAAAACCGAATCTATACCCGAACTGCTGCCGCCAGCGATCCTTACCAAAATATTACTGAGTTTGGCTGTGAAATCAACGGCGAGTTATTTGGCGGGGATTTTGAATTTTCGGGCTTCTAAGCCATACATTGTATAAAAATAGCCTTTATATATTCGGCCCTCCCTTAAAATACCCCGTATGTATCTGAGATGCCTTTCCCCTAATTCTTGAGAAATGACGGTAAAGACTTCCATTTGAATAATTTGCCTTTTCTTCCCCATCCTTTTATTTTTTCTCATTTATATAACCTCCCCTAAAGTTTTTCGCACGAGTACCGATAAGATGTATGTAAATAAAATTTGGGGGGAACAAATATGATTACGACAAAATTACTTAAAACGATGATGTCAGTTAACGCCGCCGAAATAGCAATTTCTTACCATGATCTGATTGTTTACTTGATGGCGCAGGGGTTTTCTGAAGCAAAAGCTAGGAAGATTGCAGAGAAGGGGATTAAGAGCTTAGAAAGTAGATTAAACTGGGCTCTTAATAACAAGAAATAAGCGGGTCCCCTCATATAGATAGGAAGGGCAGTTCAGATTGGGGACTGCCCTTCTTTATTTCGTATTAGAGTTCAGATAATAATATAATTACAGTAATAAATACTAATGTTTTTCCAAGCAAACGCCAAGATATTGGTTGTTCATAAAATAAAATATCGGCCGCTATATAAATCATTGCTGATATCATATAAGCCGATATTTTCTTTAAGGTTCTTTTACTGGGAAGCCTCATTTGTCCTTTTTAGATGAAAAAATAATATCGGCAGCGACAGCACCGGCTGCTCCTTTCGCACATCCAATACATAATGCTTGAAATCCTTTTGGTGCTTCAGTAATAGCATTTGCTACACATCCCTTACCAGCAGTTTCAGCATGCTGCATTGCATGTTGCCTAAAATTATCATGAACTTCTACAAACTTTGCAAAGTCCATATCATCCATATCATCTTGGGTGCTTTCTACGTTTGTAATAAGAGATGCTGCTATAAATGCTAAATGTAAAACCATGAATTATTCCTTTCCTTGTACGGGGTCTTGAGCTTCCATAAATTCCTCGAAATCCATTGTCTTGTCATCTGGCTGGAATATCGGAGGCAAATGCATATCGGATGCAAATATTCTTATAACTAAAAGAAACGGGATTAACATTTTTAATATTCTTTTCTCTTACAATTTTCTGTTTTATCTGTAGACATATAAAGAGGCACGCATGAACGGCAATAATTTTCGAGAGGGATTTCATCAGGGCAAACAGCTTTTATAAAAGTTCTTCTCTCTTTTGCATTGCAGTTAAAATAAGGATCTCCTTGGGAAGGAGTAAGTTCCTGTTCAAGAACCCAGAAATAATCTTGCTCGGTATACCCAACGCCAGTAATATATTTAGTTCTTGGCCCCTTGCGTGGATGCCAGGTTCCTTTTTCCCGGGATTTTCGTTCATAAAAACTCATTTTTGCTTCACGACATTGGTAAAATCCGCCCTTATTACACCAATCTTTACGCAAATCATCACAGCGCATTTTATGGGTATAAACAGGATCTTTATAACCTTTCCCAAAAAACTGATCGATGAAGGGAATTCCTGTATTTGCTAGACAGTTAAAACCATCCATCAGGCAACCCAAGAAAGCTGGGTTTAGATCAAGACCTTCAGCATGAAGTGCTTGAAAGCCAGAAAATGTTAAACCAAATGTCAATAAAAGAGATTTACCTAACATGAACCCTCCATCCCGTAATTGGGAGAGGTGGTTATAATTGGCTGCTCAATTTAAACAAGAAAAAAGAGAAACTTATAAGCCGCTGTAAATACAGATTATTACCGAAATATTACGAGAGAAGAATTTTTATAAATTCTTCTCTTTGAGCGGGCGTAGATTTTGCGAGAATAGGGCCGAATATCGCATTAAGTTTTTCAGCCATGTATTGTAATCGGTAAGATTTTATGGATTCGGGGAATTCATTTTGCATAAAATCAAGGTTTGCTTCCATCGCATCAATGCAGAGATTGACGTACTCGCGTTGCAATCCGCAAAATTCTATGAAATGTTGACAACCCGTGCGGGCGGCATGGTGGTAGAAGAAAGTGGCTGCTGAATTCATTTTTTCTAAACTAAGTTCGAGTTCATTTCTTGTGTTTTCATCTATCGTCATCTGTATACCTCCAAATTCAAGAGGTAATTCATTCTCACAATATTTGAAAATTAAGAATTCTTATTTAAGCAATAGAGATAAAATTTCTTTACATTTTATATATTTTTCGAACCAAGCAGGTTTTAGGTAAGAAGAATAGGGAGTATAGCCCTCAATGTCCTCGCTGAAATATTCGCTGGCTGCTTTGGCAAGTTCAATAAGCTTCGGCATATGTTCCCGTGACATTTCTATGAATTTTGCATTGATTAATTCTTGTCGTCTACTATAGCGCGCTGGTTCCAAGCCTTCTTCGCCCTTGATAAGGGTAGATCCCATTTCACATACTACATGGTTTTTATCTCCACCCCATATACTGCCACGATAATTGCACCCACATAGACGGTCATGGTCTTCGCTTTGAAGATGAAAACATCTATTCCAGGGGCCGGCACTTGCTTCATTGCAAAGTTTTTCTATCTCTAGAAGATTCATATATATCCTTTGGTATTTTTGTAAATTGCGTTATAACGCCTGTGCAGTAGGCTTTTCAAGCCTTTTAAATGTTTCGTGAATCTTACAATTTCTCAAAAGAAGGGTATTACACATGAGATTAAAAGAACTAGCAGCTTTGACTCTACTCCCATTAGCTTTCTCTATAAGTTGCGGCAAGAAAAATGATGAGCCTAAAGCTGAAATCAAAGTTACTGTCCCAGAAAATCCCCCGAGTATCCCAACTTCTCCCCCTTCTAACCCAGATGATTCTACTAACCCTACCAATCCACCTGTGAACCCGCCGGTGATGCCAACTTTTCCTGAAATAAACCCTCCGATTGCATTTGATCCACCGGAAGCTTTTATGCACCCAATCGAAGGCATTTGGCAAAATGCCGACTGTAGTCAAGCCACAAATGGCTATGTCACCTTCATTCTAAGCATCGATAAACTCACAATAAAAAAGACTTTGGCACGTTTTAGCGATGAAAAATGCACAATTTATGTAAATGAATGGGAAAAGAACAATGAGTTTATATATAAAATTAAAGATGCTGAGATCGATTTAACAGTTACCAACGATAAAATCGGTATCGATGGTTTTGACCTTGGCAAGACTTACTATAATGTATTTCAAATAGCAGATAAAAACGTCCTCTATTTTGGCAAAACCTATGCTAAAAGCCCTGAGAAGCGAAGCTATGAAATGGATTATGAGGATAAATGGCTGAAGCTGGATAATCATCCGAAGTTCAATGTCAAACCAGGTTGCGGTGTTCAATAAACCCGTCTTGAGCTTTGAATGCATCGTACGATAAGCCTTACCGAGTTTGTGACTCTTGTTCACTAGACATCTGTTTGGTGAACAGCAAACTATCATGATCAATAGTTTGACTATCTTGTTTTCCATTCCATGAGTTTGCGCCTACCATACTCAGCGATGAGCAAAGCTTCCATTACGCCTTCATGCATTTTAAGCGCTCTTGCAGTGCTTCTAGGAAGAGATATTCCTGGGAAAAGACGTTCTACTGCTTGCTGAGATTTCTGTTTAGTCGTCTCTCCCCGACATCCTGCATGCATCGATTTCGCCCAAACGTGCGGTGATACAAGCTCATAGGGAATACCGAGAAAGCGTAAGCAAACATCGAGCTGTCCATTGTGATAACCAAAGCTAAATGTTGATTTAATCCCATTGCCAGGACGCGGATGCGCCTCCTCAAGGAAAATCAAAGTAGGTTCTCTAAGGTCCTTAAAATCTTTGAGCATATCGTGAAGCTGCAAAGGGTCCTTTGGCATAATCTCCTTGAGGATCGGCTCACCATTTTTATTTAAGGCGACGATGCCGCCCTCTCTGCCCGGGTCAATTCCAACTGCGATCATTCAACTTTCCTTTGCTGCTGGTTAAAATTCTCATATTCGGCTATAAATTTCTCAAGGCGATTGACACATTCCTGTTGGTCGCGAATTGATATGGCGAGATATGGGTCCTTATGACCCTTGGCGGTCTTCTGCTCCTCCAGCAATCGAGCCAAAAGATCATGCTCGCTTTCTAATGCCTCTTTTAACGAGTTTAGGTCCACCCCCGCATACTTACTATTACCTGACCGCTTATCGTCGACTCCTGATACACGCCCCGGCTTTTTAGCCACCATCGGGATCACAACTCCACCCCCCGTTTTCGGTTTCTCCCCAGATGGATTTAAATTCTCTCTCAAAGTCCCCTTCCCGTTCCCGCCCCCAGCCGTGTCGGCGGCCGCCATACTGTAAGACTTAAATAAGGGAATAGTAGGAGATATAGATTTATCCCTAATTATTGAATTTCTTAATAATGGGTCCGTTTGTGTACCATCTAACTCCCCGCCGATTCCTGTCTCCCTTGTCTCGCAGGCAAACTGACTGCCCAAGTCACTCCACTTTTTCTGACCATTTTCCGGGGTGACTCCACCGCATTGGGTGTCTCCCTTGTGGGACAAGCAAACTGACTGCCCATCGCCATCCAATGTCTTGTCTTTACTAACATTTGTTTCGGCGGACTTCTCACCGATGGCGGGGTATTTGAGGCAGGTTATAATCACGCCATTTTTGATATTCTGGATGGAAATCTCGCCATCATCGGCCAAGCTTTTTAGAAATCTTCCCGCCTGGCGATATCTTGAATCTTGCAAAGCCAAATTGTCGCTGATCTCTTTATGGCTCGTTAGCACCTGGCCACGAATCAGCGCTATTGGTGTTTGGCGATGTTTTGCGATGCGCGGCTCGTATTCGGCCCATGCGTAAAGTAGCGTTAGAATGAATCGCGCCTCTAGAGGCTTATCCGCATCCATCATATAAGCGCGAGGTATCGGTGCCCATTTGCCATTGTATCTTGTCATTGCATTAACTTTCTTATTGCAAGGACCTCAGCCGTGGGATATGTAGAGGGTACATCTACCATCTGTACGTGCTGCTGAAGTTAAAGTCTCGACAACGATTAACTTCAGTAATTGCGTCCAAGGTTGTTGTTTAATCCCCTGGGCGACTGCTTAGTACCCGTAGCTCGGGGGAACTCTTCTCTCTTAGCACAAAGCCATACAATTTTGTAAGCCCACAAAATCCTTGGCTTAAGATTTAAGCTGAGCTATAAGCTATAAACTAGTTGGGAACACCACCCTTCTTTTGAGATTCGTTAGAAACTGCAGAAAAGCCTGGATGAGAAATCGTCCGGGCTTTTTTGTTTGATCCTTCAAGTTCCTGTCCTTCTTCTTCTCTTATGAAATATTCCAACTGCCGTGTGATATCAATGAAAGCTACTGATTCCCCATCAGCGGAATGTCTTCTCTGAACCAGAGAAAAATCAACATTATCAGTATCAATTTTAATTTGTTTAAAATTGTAAAATGATCTGAATACAACCTTATCATCCGGCTTTGCATAGTTTTGCAATAAATAAACCAAATCCTTTACATACATTTTATATTTCCCTTCTTGTATAAGGATCTTTGATCGTGTATATACCCATGTATAGTTATATTTACTTTCTGTCTAGGGTAAAAAATATGCGTGAGAAACTAAGCAACCCTCAAATGTTACGACTACCTCCTAAGTTACTAGAAGATTGCATAGCTCTTGCTAAAGAGCGGGGAGTAACTACAACCGAAATGTTTCGCATGCTTTTAGATAAGGCTTTATATGGGGATCTACGGATGCCTGTTAAAAAGAAAAAGAAATGACTCAAAATTCAATATTAATATGGAGTCTTATAATTACTAACGCTGTTACCTTTGGTTTTTATATAGCCTCTTGGTATAGAATTACAAAACTTGAGCTTCTCTGTATTAGCGCGAGTGAAACTGCGTACCTTTATAAAAAATGCCTTGAGACGGAAATACAAAATAGAGAGAAGAATAAATAAATGAAAACTTCTGAGCAGATCAATGAACTAGCGGCAGCCCTTGCTTTGGCCCAAGCTATTATTAAGCCCGCCCCCAAAGATTCCACAAACCCCCACTTTCGTTCGCGATACGCAGATCTTGCTGGAGTGATGGAAGCATGTCGAGCTCCTCTTGCCACCAATGGAATTGCGCTCGTTCAAAGTGCATCTACAACGCCTGAGCGATATGTGCGTATCACAACCCGCCTCATACATAAAAGCGGTCAATGGATAGAAGATAGCCTCGATTTAAAGCCTTCTAAAGATGACCCGCAAGGTGTCGGCTCCTGCCTGACCTATGGTAGACGATATTTGGTCTGTGCAATGGTAGGTGTTACCGCTGATGACGATGATGATGGTAATGCAGCCTCTAATGTTACTAACAAGCCTAAACAACCCAGTGGGCCACAGACAATTCAGCAGCCACAGCCTGCTCAGCAACAAAGTGCGAGAATGTTTCACGTGAAAGAACCTAAGCACAAGGAATGGGCGGAGAAAGAACTCACCGCAAAAAACATCCCGCAAAATCTTCATACGGAAATTTTAAGTCAATTAGACGGCAAAGATTTCAAAGAATTGGTGAATATCGTAAAACATATGATGGAAGGGCTATAATATGGCGAGCATGAATCGTGTGACCCTAATCGGCAATATAGGCGATAAGCCTACTCTTCGTACTATTGGCACCGGTAAAGAGGTTTCTAACTTTTCATTGGCGACAAAAGAGATCTCTTTAAAAGATAATCAAAAGACCGAACAGACGGAATGGCATAGGATCGTAGTTTGGGGAAAAACCGCACAAAATTGTGCTAATTATCTTGATAAAGGCAGCCTTGTCTGCGTTGAGGGGCGCCTTCAAACGAGAAAATTCAACAAGAACGGCTTTGATCAATACACGACTGAAATCATTGCTTCGAATGTGATCTTTCTATCCAATTCAAAAAAGACTCAAGAACCCGCTCAAGAGAGCTCTAATACAGATGCATTCCCTTTCTCAGAAATACCATTTTAAAGATAAGTATTTTCTTATGCTTAGCTTAATCGTATATCTCATGGGCGAAAGGAGTTTCTTATGGAAGAACTCATTTTGTCCCACAAAGTGGAATATGATTCTGAAAGCATCTCCCAATATGCTATATCCGACCGCGATCATGTCTTTCATTTTTGGAACTACTCTCCCACAAAGAGGCCATTTAAAAAGTCTCAAGGCTTTTGTATCAGTAAGCGTTGCGATTTCGGCGAAAAATCCTTTAAAGTCGCCAATCATTTCCGCAAACCCAAGATGTTTTTTTCAAAAGATCATAGTGTACATGAGTGCCCTAAATGTAAATCATCCCTATTTTGGTCAAATCAATGGGAAGAATTATGAAAGTCTTAGAAATCCTCTTCATCCTTCTCTTTATTCTCTTCATGTCCTTTAGGATTTGGAATGAGTGGAAAAGATATAAAATCTTTAAAATGAGCTATGGGGAGCTAAGCCCGGAGCAGAAAATGACATATTTATTGTTTTCACCGAAACCAAAAGAAGACTGCGGCGAGCGAAATTTCTAACGCCCGACGCAGCTATATGGAGGAAACGCAACCTTACTTAAACACTCACTTCATTAAACACTCATTTGCTAGCTAGTTTTATGAAGAAAGTGAGTTTTTGACCTTCATTAGCGCGTGGTACGCCGCTTCAGCAAGCTTAGCGCTATCCGAAAGAGACAAGGTAGTAAGATTGGGTAGGATTGCTGAACATGTCTCATCCGCCTTATCAAGGATAGGGTTTGAGATGCCCATTTTTTTGAGAGTATGGATGCCTTCGCACAACAATTCGCCGATTTTTTCGATGCTTTGAATATCCATGTAATAATACACCTCTCGGAAATTCCTAGTAAGTATAGGCCGGTATCACAAAAAACACCTATTTGTTTTATATGGCGTGAATATTGCATGCTAAAGTTTTAAACATAACTCTCCGAAAGGAATACGTATGAAAAAGAAAGCGTCAAAAAAGAAAACATCTAAAAAGAAGAAATCAGTAAGATTGAGCAAAGAAACAAAAAAGGAGATTGAGCTCGTGCATCGCTTGCGCTCAACTCCCTTTGCCTACCATGCGCATAAGCCAAAGAAAAAAAGAAAAAGAAAGAAGATTGTAGCTAACCCAGACAAACGAAAAAAGGATTGGTTTTTTACAGTGGTGAAAAGCTTTTATTAACAAATTTCATTCAATAGCCTACCTACGTCGTCTTGCCCAGATAGAACCATAAACTGTCATGGTTGAAACCGAAAATGTAGATTGAGCTACTAGATAAAAATCTGTTGATGCATTTATTGAGATATAAGATTGTGCGTTTAACATTGAATCAAAGTTAGCCGTTGGGACCTCAGCACCTTGTGACACAGCAATTTTTATTTCACCGCTTGTTGGCACCGCATTAGTATCAGCAGCTGGCAAAGATGCTGATGTTTTTGAAATTGCAACGAGTATTTGTGTGATACTGGTTGTTGCCGCCGGTATAAAACCGGCATTTGCATAGATATCCCAGTCACCCGCAGTAAGGGTTAATTTTGTTGCGGTGACGTTGGTAGGGGTATTACTGGAAATAGATGTGGCTGAAGAACGCACCCGCGACTGAATCAGCACTTCACCGACAACCCCAGATGCTGCGCTCGACCCATCTGTAACACCATTGATTACCGGCTGGCTTATAGTAGGTCCATTAGAAAGAACGTTATTGGTTGTTCCCGTGGATGTTGTTACCCCCGTCCCACCGTTTGCTACAGCAAGAGTTCCGGTGATATTGCCCGCAAGATTGATAAGCTTAGATATAATACTACTCATTAGCTTGCCCCATTAACTCTAAAGCTTCCCGACGTCGGAGCTCCGCTTGTTTGTTTAATTTGAATTGCCGTCGTAGGTGATTTGAGACCATTTGCTACAAAATCAGTAGAAACTTGATCTCCCGCATCGAGAATGAAATTTGTCGTCGTTCCAGCATCCATACTAACGCTTATTGATGCGTTCGTATTATTTCGCATATAAAGAATTTTAGTATTAGCCGCAGGCGTAAATACCGTTTGAAATGCTGAAGTAATTGATCCAAAAGCAAGATTACCTTCCGCTTGCCATGTTGCAGTTGTGCCACTTGTTGCTTGGATTGCATTTGTTGTTCCCGGCGTGGTCTGATCTATGCCAACTTTTCCCAATAAGTTAGTTCCGGCGGGAAGAGCATTCGTTATTGCAGTCACTGCGGTCACTGTGGAGACAGTCGTAACAGAAGCAAGACTTGAATCACTGGATACGGTCACACGTGGAATACCAGCCCCACTTGTCCCAGTCCCCGTGACTACGTTTGAACCCCCAAATTGGGCGACGTTTACAGAACCAGTTCCGCCGCTTGGGTCAACTTTCACGGGTGTCATACTGGCTATACCCTGAATAGTAACCACTCCTGTAGCTGCGGTGCCCGCTGTTCCCGAACCAGTTACAGTCCAAGGACCTGATGCCTGCGTAACTGCTCCGATGGTATTGGAACCTGCTGGCAATGGTGCATTTACTTGTACACCATTGGTGGTGCCAGGCGTAGTCTGATCTATCGAAACTTTGCCGATAATATTAGTACCCGCCGTCAGCCCAACATTTCCTATTGTATTAGTTCCTGCTGGAATAGGGTTATCCAGCATAAACTGAGATGAAGTGGAATTTGCTCGTAGATATACAACGGCAGTGCCAGATGCGACCGAACTACCGCGGACCCTAACAGCGGCCGCGCCAGAACATTGCATTGTACCAGCACCATTAGCTGCGAATGTGAGGGCTAATGCACCGGTTTGAATAGAAGCCCAGGTAGTATTATACCAAGTAACGTTATCTGGGCTCCATTCAGTAAAAAGAGTACCTGTCCATGTACCGGTTACTTGAACCCCTACAGAAGCATAACCGATTGTAGAAATTGATACACTTTGGGTACTTGAAATATTTCCTGTCGCAGTACTGTCCACAAAAGCTGTCGGTTGCGTAACGGCGGACCCATCAACCTTTAAACCGTTTGCTGTACCTGTAAGACCAGTAAGGTTGCCGCCAACATTCATACCGGCATATGTAGCATCGGCCGGTACAGCATTTCCAGTTGCACCGACGGAAGGATTCGTCGCTGTCACAATACCCGAAACAGGAATAGGTGTTCCTGAAGGATCTCCTTGGACCGTAAGCACACCCCCAGTTTGAACCCCAGGCGTTCCTTCACCTTGTACGGTTTGCACTGTAACCGTACTCACTCCAGTAGCAGGATATTGCGCATAAAATGTACTCATATTAAGCCACCTTTCCTGCAACAGTAATTGTCATCGTTCCAGTACCACCACTTGCCGTATATAATAAGCGACATGCATAGGCACCCGTTGCGGTTACATCAAAAAAACCATTGCCAGAATTTCCTGAAATAGAAACTGATGTTTGAAGAGCCCCATTAACATTGATAGGGGCAATATTCCATGTCCCGGCATTTGCAATTTGACCATTAGGATCAAGCGCATAATCGTTACTGATTTCTAAAGCCAATGTTCCGGTAGGAGATGTTCCAGTCCAAGCGATGGCATAACTTACCATCGACAAACCTTGCAAAACCGTTGCAGAAGTATTGACTGTCGAAGCCATATTAAGAGAAGAGGTATAAGGACGTAATACAGTTCTTGTACTCATATTTCATACCACGCTACTTGAGGGATTGCTAAAGATGTGCCAGCAGCAGCTTGTTGGGCAGTAATCAATATGTTTGCGCCCTGATCTATGACAAGGAGAATAGGCGATGTGAAACCATATTGGCCGGATGCATAGACATCAATTAGTGTACCATTGCTCGTTATTGTAGAGCTTTCATAACAGCTGGCAATGCTGGTTTGCGTAGCCCCACTTCTCATATTGACCGCAGATGTCGTACTGCCTGCCGCATTTATAGTGGGGTTTAAATAGGTCCGAAAAACAACCGGGTTGTTATTGGAACTAAAAGCCCTCATGAAAATGAAAATGCTTTTTCCGCTTCCGCTTGGATTCTTTATGACCGTTGTCGGGGTCTCAATAGTATTTGAAATAGAAGTTCCAGCTGCTGGCAAAGTAAAGGTATTTCCAAGATAAGTCTGCTTGCCATTTAAATCTAAAATGGCTTCTAAAGGCAGCTGCGTCTGCGTTAGCGGTGCTCCCATATAGGGGTCTCCTGTTTATAGGGTAAGCATATTAGGGGGTTCTCCCCTCAAAGATAGTGAAAATGGGTAGCTTTATACCCTCAAGTTTCGTTTCCTAATGCCGATAAGGTATATAAGAGGGAGGACTAGTCATGATCATCAAATACACAATTGTTACGATAGTAGGACTAATCGTACTTAAATATTTCAACCCAAGTGCTGGCGTTTCTTTCACGTTAGGATGTATGGTCTATGGATTTATGCAAGGAAATGAATCTTCTAAGAAACCTTCTGCTGACGAGTAGCCGTCGCTTGAGGTCCCGTCAAAAAGGCCTGTGAAGATTTTGTGAGGGTTGAAGTCCCTCTTTTATTTTTAGAGGCTTGGGGGATGCCCTGAGATTGTGGGGCAGGCGTTTGAGCGAAAGTGGCTTGCGCAGCTAGGATGTTTTGCGGCTTAAGCTCCGAGGAAAGAGGAGATCCGGTGAGAAGACTCAAACTCTGTCTCATTTTGTAACTTGGTTTTTCACCTTTAAGCTGCGCTTCCGTAATTCTATTTGTCAATTTTTGTTGAAGAATATTGTTTATCTCAGGATACATCCCATTAAAATGCAACATATCTTCAGGCTCTAACATGCCTTTAGCGGCTTTGCCCATAACATGAAGTGGATCTATGGCTATCTTTAAAGCTCTCTCGTAAGAGCGTTTCTGTTGTGTTTGATCTGGTTTTGGATCGAATGCAAGTTTGGGGCTATTATCCTGCGGTCTCAAATTAGAAAGGTAATTTGAAATTCTACCCTTTGCCGATGCAAGAAGCATATTTTGCTCAGGATAAAGATTCGCTAAGGGATGATCATGAAAGATCCCCGGCTTAGATTTATTTTCGTTGGGGTTAAAATCCACCATACCACCCTCTGCTAACCCGGGCTGAAGAGGGGGCAAATTTTGGTTTTCCATCTCATTGTCGATATCCTGCTGAACGCCGCCGTTCTTTATCCATTCATCGACCTTATCCATGGCTTCTTGCGTTATAGGTGTTTGGTCCAAATAAGGAATCGATTGCTTATAGCCTTCTTTGAACAAACCATTTACCGAAGAGTTTAAAAGATTCTCTCCTGTAGAGATCTGTTTTGAATAGTTTAAAAGCGGGGCTAAATCTCCGGCTGCACCTTCAGAGAGCCATTTGGTAACGGTAGGTACTGTATATTTGCCGAGTTGGCTCATTGGTTTTTTGATAGCCGAAGCTAAAAAAGGTGTAGCCCAATAGCCGAGCTCACCTACTTGTTTTGATAATGCATTAGCACTTGTTGCTGCGGCAGCCCATGCTGAAGAGGTCAAAGCATTATCATAGAGATGTTTGCCAAGATTAAACATCTTCTCATCATAGAGGCCACGATCAAATAGATTTACAGCTCGAGCGGCCTCTTCTCCTGCGATCCCTTTTGCTTGCGCTCCCATACCTGCTAGAAAAGAAGTGGCTTTAGACCCCAAATTAAGCTGTTTTGCAGCACCCATGCCACCTTCAAAGATCCCCCCCAGCAATCCACCTATGCCAGCGTTGACTAAAGCTGAGGAAACAGGGTGCTCAGGATCACCTTGCCCAATCATAGCTTGGCTGATTTGATCACCACCAGTAACAGCGGCATTCGATATAAATGCTTTAAGAGCAGTAGAACCCAATTTTCCTAAAGCGGGAAGAGCTTCCGGAAGGATCTTGCCTACGCCCTTTGCAATAAGACCTGCTTCCCCCACGCCGCTGGCTAGCCCTGCTCCTAAGCCACCAGCTTCTGCGATACCATGAATCCAAGGATTGGCTTGTTGACGGGCTGCAATATCTTCAGCGCTGATATTTGGAACACCAAGCTTGCTTAAACCAAGTTCCGCTGCGGTAGCTAGTGGGCCAGCAAATCCCTGCGCAGCTCCTTCTAGTCCTGTGAGGACTTTCTCCGAAGGAGTCTCTCTCGAGCTAAGAGAATCATCTTTTAGACTATCGAAATCTTCTCCAGAAAGATCTTTCTCATCAGTAGGGTCTTGCTGAAGTTTGTCGAAATCCTGACCTGTCAGATCCTCAGATTGCTGTTGAGGCTTGGGAGGCATATCTGCTTTTAAACTATCAAAATCTTTCCCGCTTAAATCTTGGGAGGTATTGCCACCTTCCGCGAAATATTGGCAATCTTTATTATGCTCCCGTTTTGTCTCACAAAAATGCTTTACTTCACCGCCTTCTGCAAAGCCACCATAGCATCTGCAATTGGGGTGCGGTTTCCCCCGTGATTTGCAATTTGGATTAATACAGGGCTGATTTTCCATATGAGTCTCTTATTGAGATGCTGTTTGACCAACTCTTATTGCTCTTCCATCAGGACCGCGCTTATAAGTCACACCATTGACGACTTTTATATCAGAATTTGCAGCGCTCGATTGCTTCTGAAATTGCTGTTTGCCCTTTCTAGTAGGCATACTCATCTGCGGGAATGCGGTTTTTAAACCATAACGATCCAAGGCCGGGGTTGCTGCTTCCATCCCAGCAAAATGCTCTACCCCTTTTTGATATTTTGCCTCGATATTACCTGGGAAAGCCTTATCGCTAATCGTTGGGAACATGCCATCAAGGATCTTTGAAGCCTGCTCTGTAGACATCGCTCCAGTATCACGTGAAATTCTAGTAGCTACTGCATCAATTAATGCAGCACGTCTCTGAGGATTGAATTTGTTAGCAGTGATCGAATTAGCAAGCTCTTTAAAGCTATTGTCCCAGATCTGCAGAATAGCTCTGTTGGAAGCCACTCCTTTTGCTTCATTTTGAACTTCTGGCACATCAGACGGAGGGATTACCCCGGGTAGATCGGGTGCCAATTTGCCGAGATTTATTTTCTTTTGAAGAGCATTATAATCTACTCCGCTATCAAACTTCGGAACTTCCGCTTGTCCTTGTTGCTGTTGATTTTGATGTTTCTGCAAGTAGTTCACAGTATTCATATTTTGCATATTGGCTGCATCTTGGTTGTTTTGATGCATTTTCTGCATTATTGCGGGGATGACTTGGTCATTCAACACCTGCTGAGCTTGAGGGTTATTACCAGCAATATCCGATAAATGTTGAGCTGCCGTGGCGGCCATATGATTGAAAGTTCTGTTTTTCTCAGCTAACCCGGCATTTTGAGCATTGATAGCATTCGCATTTGCCAACATTTGCGCAGTTTGGGCCGGTATCATTCCCGTCTGGGCTTGAAGCAATTGATTCTGATAAGCCGCTTGTCGAATCTGAGATTGCTGCATCTCATGATTATAGGTCATGTTTAAGAAATTTTGGGAATTGGTTCTATTCTTTTGTTGAGCATCCATATCCCGTTCGATTTCTTTATTCATCATCTCCATAAGCTGATTTGGTTGGCGCGTTAAGCCTGAACCAATACTACTTACTAAAAGTCCAAATAAAGTGCCGATCTTGCCCAATGTGTCTTTTTTACCAAACATTTGTTTATAGGTTTCAGGACTCACTTGTCTCGATGCAAGATCTTGCGCAAATTGCATATCGCGTTGATTATATTCATCCGCAGTTGGATGATATTGATATCCTGGTAATACTCCCGGAGAAGACGCTTGTTGGAGCGATGATTTTGCGGGTTGTTGGGTATTAGCGGTCGCATTTGGCGCAAAAGCTTTTACCGATTGCGCAGCTGAAATGCTATTATCGGGAGCTTGTGGCACAGGAGCTGCAGGAGGAGCAGGTTGTTGAGCTACCTCTTGTTGCTGTGGCTGTGTATCGGATGATTCTTCATCATCTTGACCATCATCCGTACCTTGATCTTGCTCCTGATCACCGCCTCCTTGTGGTTCGGCATTTTTATCGATCTCAGCTTCATCAGAATAATATTTTGTCGGGTCAGCCATGGTCATGCTCTCTTCTTTGCTAGAACTTTAGCTACAAAATCAGCAGCCCCGCGAACAGGATCTTTTCCTTGGGTTACACTTCGTGGGATAACAATTTCACCTTCAGATAGCTTTGCAGAGATTTTATCATTGGCATAACTATCCCCCTTTTTCACGGCTTTTTCTTGCGGAGATTTAGCCTTAACGTTGCCTCCGCCGGTATAATCCACTCTTTTCGCCATACCACCTTTAGCAGCTACTGCAAGCATAGCCGGTCCAGCCATATCTGCAATATCAGGACCTGCCATAGCTCCCGCAGGACTTGCAGCAGTCGTGGGAGATTTTAATAAACTTCCAACCCCTTTACCTGCAAAGGAAAAGCCTTTTCGTAGGGCTTCAGCGCCAGGATTACCAGCTGCAGGGGCAGAAAAAGAATTGTTATATCCCTGCAAAAACTTTCCAAAGGAACTTTGCGCCATATTATTGGGATTAGCGGAAGAAGCAGTTGTATCCATAGATGCAGTCGGATCTCCTCCGTCCGCCATTTTGACTTCGCCACCTTTAGCAAGACCTAAAGCAGAACCAATACCGCTCATAACGCCACCAATGATGCCCTGCTGACCTTGCATTTGCGTACTAGCAAGTCCAGCATTTGCATTATTGACGTTACTTTGCATGCCAACCTTTTGATTGTTTGTATTATTGATAGAATTGAGCAGAGCCTGTTCCTGTGCCTGATTGGCTTGCACGTTAGTGTTCATCGCTCCGATTTGCTGACCAGCTAAAGCGTTAGCTTGGTTTGCATATGCTTGTTGTGCTGCTTGTTGCTGTGCTACTTGACTGGTGCCAAGATTTGCTATCTGTTGTTGCGTATTGCCCATCGCTTGCTGTTGTGCGGTTTGAGCCTGGAGAGCTGCTAATGACTGATTCGCCTGCATAGTTGCAGCTTGACCAACCGCTTGCTGCTGATTAGCCGCTCCTTGTTGAGAAGCTTGTCTTGCCATTAGCCCAACGTTTTGAGAAGCGCCTCTCTGGCCAGCCATAAGAGCTGCCTGATTAGCTGTATTCTGCCCGGTCTGTTGATTGAGCATGGCTTGCGCAGGATTAGGCCCCCTTCCGGCCGCTATGTTTTGATATTGTCCTAGCGTACCTTGTTGTTGAGCTGCTAAGCCTTGGAGACCTGCTAAAGCTGATTGCTGAGTACCAACTCCATTAGCTCTAGCCATTTGAGCAGCTTGATTAGCTAACCCTCCTGTGGAATTATTTTGGAGCGCTAAACCATTTTGGTTTTGCAATGCCTGAAGTAGCGCATATTGATTATTGATTGCATTGGCGTTGGAATTATAGCTTTGCAATGCCTGATTATAACTGATCGGCGCAACAATATCCGTTTGACCCGGCGCTTTAAAACCGGTACCGGCAGCTCCTCCGGAGGTGCCAAATAAGCCTCCTATTCCGCCCATTTTATATCTCCTTTGTGAGAACGATCATGTTGTCTGAACATGATTTTAGCTTCATGCCGTATGCAATCAATACCAAGAGGCTTGCGGTAGCACCTTTTGTCAAAAGATTAACGGTTCCAATCATTTCAGTACAACCGCTGTGTTTTGCTTCATCGCAAATTCGATCTGCGATCTGGGAAGCAATGCCCTTTTTCCTAAATTGAGGAAGTACAAATATATCAATGATATAGACCTGATTTTCATTGAGATAACGATAGGTAGCAAAACCCTCTTTGATCTCTAAAATGCGATCATCGGTTCTCTCAGTCAAATATTTTGCATAGAGACTAACCATATTTTGATCATCCAATGCTTTGTGATGCTGATTGTGGTCTGAAATCCTTTTTCAAACCAAGTACCATATTAATACCCGATAAACTCAAACCTTGCCCAGGGGAAGCACTTAGTGTTGAATCATATATTTCCTGCACCCCTATGCTTACTGCCATACAACGTTGCCTCTCAAAGAAAACACGCCATGACTCAAGATTCGAGCCACCTCCAAACGGGTTTCCTTGTCCAAATGGGCTTTGAGAAGCTCCACTGCCAAAAGGCGTGCTATAATTTATCGGACTAATCAGAACGCTCTGACTGGGGCTTATTTCATAATCATAGAACATGCTGACATAAAGCTTATGAGGCGAGTAATAGGTACCCAAAAGATAGAAAAAATAGGCTCTTTGATAGCCTTGCAGCATATTAAAATTGAGAGGGCCTGTTTGGAATTTTATTAAAACCGGATTTGAGCCATCGATGTAAGTTCCAGATTTCTCCTCATATGCATTACCTTGTTCATTTATATAAGTATGAGATCCAGCATAGATGCAGCTAGAAACCGCAGGTACTCCAGTAAAGGTACCCCATTGACTGTAATAATAGTCATACATCAATGTGATACCGCTATCGAGAGTGAAGCGTACCTGATTTTGTTGCTCGATATTTACCGCACTATTTACCAAAGCATCAGTTGTAAATTTCTCAACAGGAGAGCCAATGTAGGTAGTGCCTAGGTTTCTATCAAGAAGCCATATGCCCTTATCACTTTGAAACATCAGGCCATTGGGCATCAAAACAATGGAATTTTGATTGGTACATCCCACTGTTGAGGTCACAAATATAGGCTGACTATACTGATTGTTGGCGCCCGTATTATCGGGGCCGGTACCATTTAGATAAAGTATGGCGTTTCTTTTGAAGAAAATAATCTTATCATCGAGTGGTGCAATTCCCGTTATAGGGCCTGTATTGCCTTGAGTTGAAGTCGTTGGCGGGATATAGATCGTAAAAACATCACTGGTTTCAACCGGCGTATTTTCAATTACCTGCTTTGAATACCAAACCGTATTAGGATCTTCAGCATTCACAAGCCACAATCTCGTATCAAAAATCGTCATAAGATTGGTAGCAGGTACCGCTATATTCTCAACAACCCCACCGGTCGTATAGAGAATGTTATTACCAAGAATGCTAGCATCCGAATTCCCATCTACGTACTTAACTGAATCAATTGTTGTATCATTAAGAAGTGGCGTAAATATGCTTGTAATCTGATAGTAGATCTGTTGCGCTGCGGACCAACGATAGATACAAATCTTTACCGGGCTCGCTATTTTCATGGTCAGACGTAGAGTTGGGATATTAAGAACCACTGAGCTATTGCCGGAAGTTGTAGTGACACTTATAGGGATGCTAGGAGCTGATCTAAATAGGTTGCCCTGATTATCGCACCATTCATAGGTGACTTGATAAAAATATTGCTGGGCTATTTGTGCCCCTTCAAAAGTAAGAGTGGTTCCGGTTTGAACGCTAGCCCCATTTTTATTCATGGTTACTGTATTGCTAGTGAAACTTACCACAACACTATTTGCGGCTATTCCTGTCCCGCTTATAGTCATCCCAATACCAATTCCTGAGGTTGAGGAAACATTGGTAATGATAGGAGATGTATTTGAAGTATTTCCCGTAACCACAGGATCTGCTTGGGTAGCACCTTCAACGTTATCAGGCCAGAGAAAGAAAAGATGCTCAACCGGCAAATAACCATCATACATCCATAGGAAACCGCCGGCTAAATGCAAATCTAAGCCAATAGAACTAGTATCCATATTGGCTGTTGTGAGATCGAAATTAGATAGATTAATGCCAAGTTGAGCATAAATACCTGCTGTTTGCGTCCCTGATGGAATATTAGTATCTTTATTAACTGCCTGAATAAGATCTTTATAAAGATAAGGAATACTTGCCGTAGTAGCGTCGATAGCTACGTTTGGCAAACCCTGTGTTAGATAGCCACCCCCATTCTCATAGGCTAATTTAGCGGCTAATACGGGACTTGAAGAGAGACTTCTACCCGCATTGATCAGAAAATAAGTGGATTGGTAGGAACTCTGATAAGCAGATAGAAAATAGATCATTCCATCTATGATGAATGCTTTTGATGCCAATCCAACGCTTCTAACAATGGTAGATGCGGCGCTTACAACGGCCGATGTTAAAGTATCTCCAGGGCTGCTAGCGGAATTACCGGCGGTGTTAGCAGACAAAGTTAAAGTAGTTCCTGAAACCGTGAAAGTGGTGCCAGCTGTGATGTTTGCGGCCGTCGTTTGATCGATAAGATACATGCCGTTTACTAAACCGCTGGCATTATTGACCGTGATAGATGAAGCCCCTGAAAGAAAAACGGATCTAAAAGTAGATCCTAAAGGAGTAACAACGATACCATTGATATAATGAGTAGCAATTGTAGAATCATAAGAATAGTTATTAGAAACTTCATAATAGACATAACAAGAACCGTACATTGCTACTGAAGTTATATTGCTGATAGTCCCGGAAGAGATAATCTCAACCGGATTCATAATAGGATTTAGGTTTGCATCCGTCGATAATGTATATCCTGTATTTGATCCACTATTGTAAAAGCTTACATAAACACGCATAGCCGATGAGTTGCTCGTATCGACGGTTACGCTCATATGGGTTGCGGTATAGCCAGAGTAGACCTTGGTGCTCGAAAATAAAAAAGAAGTATTTAAGCTCACTAAATTGACCGACTGGCCACCTGATGTGGTATCGTAAGCTATATAAAGCTTATTATTTGCAATATACCCATCAAAGGATAGGGCGCTCGAAGGCACATAAGAAGATGCGATATCTGTATTTGCGCTTACCTGTGAAGTATTTACTGAGTTAACAGATACATATTGCAAATGATTAGTTGCGCTAATCACGTTTGTGAAGACGATGATAAAGTTTGTGCCTAGATAAAAAACCCTTAATCCCCCCGTTACTGTGCCTGAAGAAACCGGTATCGGAGTGGGGGCTACTATATTTTGGCCCGTTTTCGCATCGGCAATCGCATACTTGGCCACCGTTGTTGTGCCATTGTTTTCCAAATACACACTGCATATAAGACCATTTGCTGAAATTGCCGTATCTACCTGGGATTGATTGAAATTGTTTCTAATCAAAGGAAGCGTAGATAGACTCAAAGGCTGCAAATCCCCTTTAGTGACCCATGTGTTGTTTCCGGTATTGAAAGCAGAGATCTTATTTCCGAGCGCCGTAAGATTATTATTAAAAGTGGTCAAATAGGAATAACTGGTATCAGGCAGTGATGATATCTGAGCATATCCATTTCTCTTTTGAAGCAAACCGCCTTTTGTAAAGACAGTATTTTCAAGATTAACAAAATTGCCCATTTGCACACGTTTAGGATCGGTCTTGGTATCAAGGCCCTGTGCAAAATTGATATCGAATGCCTTTTTAACTATCATATCTTAAGCACCAATCAAAGCAGCCTGAAAGCCACCCCTAGCTTTTGGGGCGGTCCCTGTAAAGGTAATCTGACAATTTAAATAGAGTCTAATTGCCGCTATCGCTTGATATGTGAACATGAGCGAACCTGATCTCGTATAATTACCTAACCCAGATGTAGCATTTTGTCCCTCTATAGAATTAAAATCTATACAAGCAAATCCCCCTATGAGGCCTGTTATGTTATTATTTGCAGATGAAACTGTAAAATCAAGATCTGTAGAAGGATTCGTACTATTATCGCCCATCTTTAATTGCACTTGAGCAGTGATGAGATAAATCCCGGCGGCCGGTATATCTAGAAATTGAAGATTAAATGGAGTAGCCGATGTTAAGCTCAAGAATCCATTCGTATTCTTGTTTGCAGGCCCAAATACGGTAGACCCCAATGCCACAAAGCTCGCATTGCCTACATTATTTATAGATAAAAAAGAATTGGAACTCGGCAAAGCCGGGGGATATACAAAATTGTAATCTACAACCTGCGAAGAGCTGGGACTGAAATTAATAACGTTTGAACCAGCAGCATTTCGACCCATTGTATAGGGACCAGCAGAAATGACAGCTGGTGTGTTGGTAGCACTTTCAAAGGTAAATGTAGGATTTGAAAATGATGCCGATGCTGTGCCAGAAGGAAGACCTGTAATCGTTCCTGTCGCTCCGGTCACAGAACCTGATTGCGTAATCCTGACTTGGTTACCGTTTCCATCGTTATAATAAAGGTCTACCCCGCTCTCATAGAGGCAACCTATATCGCTCGCGCCAGCCAATGGTGCGGTTTGGGCGTTAAATCGTACACTTCTTAGCGCTGTTGCATTGTTATCGTTATAAGGCAAATCAGCTGTAATACTAATTCCATCGGGCTGAATCTGCACCCCTTGGTTAGGGGAATGATTATGGCTATCTATCGCATTTAAACATGCAACAATATTATTAGCCCAGTCTGGCCCCGGATCTTGCCCCGGAACCGGTATGGGAAGATTCATGTTTGGGGAAACAGTTATATTAGCCATTTTTTAATACACCCATATGGAAATCACAGTATCTGCACTGCTTTCTAAGGTTATAAATAAATCTGTAGATGCTTTAGATCTCCAAATCACCGCGTTAGCCGTATTATCGGTAAGAATCCATCCTTGCGGCATGCGCTGCAGAAGATGATTGATGGCTTTGGGAGTGCTGGCAGTAAGACTTATGTTTTCGATCGCATTTCCCTGTAAAAAAGGGATTGCGATAATAGGATTAAGGATAGAAGACCATTTAGTCTGAGCCAAATCCCAAGGAAGTTTTGTGCTAAGCTGAGCCATAATACTTACCAACCAGCGTTTCCACCGCCACCGGAAGCAAAGCCATTGCCACCATATAATGGGTCTTGGCGAGTATTTGAGATTGTATCGGCCTGACCCGCATCTCTATTTTGCGCAGCACTTTCGATTCGATCTTTTAAGAATGCTATCTCTGCATCAAGTTTAGCTGTATCGGACTCTTCTTTATCGAGAGCGTATTTTGCTGCTCTGACAATAGGATAGCGTAGCCATCCGGAGTAGCCAATCGTGGTTAAATCTGTGTCCTGAAGCAAAGCAGGAAGGCGTGGAGAATACCACATCCGTATCTGCTGATTACCCGCAGGAGTGGGGATGATGTTGACGAAATTGCCCATAAGGCGATAGCGCATGTTATATACGCCATAAATCGTTGAAGTGCTATTTGGATAAACATACTTATTGCGTTCGATGAAATCAAATTTAAGTAAAGTCACCCAAGCATTGTTGCTGGTGTTGATGCCTAAATCCATTCCCGCAAGCTTATAAAAAGCAGGAGCAGGAGTTCCGGAAGCGGCGTTTGGATAAATGCCACCAATATAGTTAGTCGCGCCATCCGGAAGAGGATAGTTGATCGTCGTACCATTGGTATTGATGAAAGCAATTTGTGAAGCAAAAAGATCCTCATAACTGTCTATGAGAAGATCGTAGAGTTCATACATTGCAAGACGAAGGAAAGCATTCCATTCGCTTGTTGTTACAAAATTGCTATTTACCCTATCCGCGGTCTGTTGCGATCGTAAGCGCAATTCAAAAAGTGACATCTCACTTGGAGGAGCTGCCACCATTTGGACTATGGATGAATATGGCGAGGTGCCTGAACTATTGGTACCTGCGACCTGGTAATAATACATAATACCGACGCCCGGAAAGGGATCGATATACTGTGTCACTACTCCCACAGTCGCAAGATTAGTAAAATTCACCCCATCCGTAGAACGCTGAATCTGATACCCTGTCGCACCTAAAGAGCCTGTCCAGGTGAGTAGAATATTTCCATCAGCCTGTTCCACAGAAAGGTTCTGAGGCTGGTAAGGAACAGCCATTTCTGTCCCCTATCATTAGAGCCCATCGATGGTTACTGATGATCCATCGTACTCAAATTGCATTCCGATAATTGTCCCATCCGCTGGCGCTGTAGGAACAATAGTTGTGGTGCTAGAGTTGGTGGCTGCCCCGAATTGAACCATAATCAGAGCACCACCATTTTGAGCAATATTGGAGTTAGCAATGGTCTGGTTAGGATCGCCGACAACAGTAATCTGAGAAATCGCAGGGACGCCTGGAATACCTACCGTGCCGCTACCCCCGATAGATCCAGTTGTTATAGCGATGAAAGCTTGTCCAACCGTTGGCGTTAGCCCCTGTTGCAGACCGGCAGCTTGCCATTGCGCAAGTGTCGTGGTTCCCAGAGACGTTATGACATAGGCGTCATGTTGTGTAACACTTGTGGTGCTCGTGCTCGTTAAAACGTTGGTCTGCCAATGGAGAAGACCCATGAATTTATTAAAATTGTTCTTGAATTTGATTAAAGCATAACCAGCTTGTGGGTTTGGATTGGTATATCCATTAACCGAGCCTGGGGTCTGACTTGTATTCATCATTACATATTCAACGTAACCATTACTTTTAACCGATGTGACACCTAGGCCACCAGTATCGGCATGATTAACCGTGAAATTAACCCAGATCTCTTGAGGCTTTACTATATTTTTATATGTGGATTTTCCATTAAGACCAAAACCGCGAGGTACTGACATAAGGCTGTCCCCTTAAAATGAGCCGAGATTTCTCTGCGGGTAGCTCGGCACCACTTGCCCGCCAGTATGACAGATTCATTTTCTGCCTTCAAAAATGATGAAAATGGGTAGTTTTGCTATTTTTTAAGCAAAAAAAACCCCCGGAAACCCAAAAGAATCCCCGGGGGCCTTTACACCAACTTAAGAACTAAAAATATGCATCAATTACGCAGAAAGCGCAACTTGCATGTTGTAGCCAGGAGCTGAACAAATCAGGTTCCCGTAGTAGGCAATTCTGATCTCAAGAGCATCAGCATTGCCTACGCGCAGACCTTCCAGGCCTTCCATACCGTAGGTCAGTATGTGCGGTGCTTTTCCAAGCGTTCTTAATTTCCATGTATCAGTCGTCAATGCCCATGCTGTTTGAGCCTGGCAAGAACGATCAGCAATTACTGGGATTTTGCCATCAATTTTGTTACTCCCACTTTCGTGGTGGCCTACTAGCTTCTTCGAGCTTCGGCTCTCGGATTTTATTTATATTCCGAGTTCAGACTATCGCATCCCTTTCGGGCTTTCTCACTTAGTCGTTCACGCTGCTTTCGCTTGCGCCCTGTCATCCTGTCGGACTTCCAAGTCAATCAGAGAAAGTTTTAAGTGCGCTAAGCTTAACGCACTGTGGAAATGGATCGCTTCGAAAGCAACTTCAACTTCATCATGCTCGAGCTGAACGTATTGAACCTTAGCGCCCAATTCGTTGATCAACGTCGAATAAGATAGGAAATCAAGAATGATCAAATCAAAGCTTGCACCTTCTCGGTTTCCGTATGCCAGAGCATTCGTAATACCTTCGGAGATGCTTTGAGATGATGCATTATAGCGAAGACCGCCCAAACGGGTAGGGTCTGCACTACGGTTTACACTCCAGAAGTTATCGTTGCTTGGAGGATCTACTGCTGGAACCCATGCAGCAAGACCTGACATACCGAGCATACCGGCGATCGTAGAAGATCCACCGATACCGATATCGCCAAGAACCTGTAGGTAATCAGAAGCACCCCAAGAAGATTGAGGAGCACCTTGTACCACTGTTCCTGAAATAACACCTGTCCCACGGTTGACCGATGTGATTTGAATCGCATCGACGGTGCCAGGAGTGTTTTGAAGAGCAGAGCCACCGTCAGTAGCACTCGCCTGAAGCGTCATACCAACTTCAAACTGCACAACTGTCTGTGGGTTAGACAGAGTGAAGGTTAAAGTAGGAGCGCTGTAACTTACGCCGGCAGAGCTAATTTGACCCCTTGATGCAGTACCACCAGCAAACAATTCAAACGCCATGTTGTTTGAAATGTTTCTAAAGCCGTTATCAAGAGTACGGGATGCTTCATCAACGAATGCACCGGCATTGCTCTTGGTTTGCTCCATAAGCAAGTTGGTTATCGTGCAAAGCTGATAATCTTGAATCGCATACACAAAATAGCTGACAACATCAGAAGCAGTTTGCTGATTCTGAGCGTTAGCAAATGTGTGTGAGCGACCTTGGGGGTTGCCGTCAACTTGTTACCGTAAAGGCTTTTTATCCTCTACTTCTTATGCTTCTCCAAATAGGCCATGCCGATCTTTCGCATAAGTTCAGCGTACATTTTCACTTTCGTGTCGGGCACTCTTGGTGGCTTATATTCTCTATCGAGGTTCATCCACTACGCGTTACGGTGAGCCAGGCTCTTTAATTCCTGCTTTACCACGGTATTCCCATCACAGGGTTCACCGTTTTTACCCGATTTTACTTGAGCAAGCAATCCACTCAAGAGGTACAGGTATATACTTCAATTTCCTATACCTACGCGGGCAAGTATTTTAACCCGCGAAACCATCTGAACTCTCATTCTTTGGAACAAGTGCAAGCCAAGGATTCTTGGAATACACAATATTCTTCATGTAGTCTTTGTCGTCTGTATACAATTCTTTAAGAGCCGCTAGCTGGTTACTGCTATTGGCATAAATAGGAGCTATTGCCATATATTTTTAATCCATTTTAACGTTTAAGTTGTCCGTAAAATGCCGCAAGAGCACGTGCCCTTGGAGACATTGGTACGGAAGCCGTATCCCTATTCGTTAAAGTCCTCATCCCAGATGTTCGTGACTGCGATTGCATCTGTGGAGGCTGCGGAGCTGAAATAGGTTGATAAACGCTCTGCATTTTCTTTAGCTTTGCAACTTCTTGGGCATCTTTAAACAACTCATCTTCGACAAGTTTTAGAGCCTCGGGAACATCTAAAACCTCTCCGGATTGTCGATAAGTTCGCTCAATCAGTTGCATCACTAAAGGGACATTGCGTGTGGCTTTGACCAGCTCATAATCAGAGCTATTTTCCACAAGCCTTTGCGCATCCATTCTCATTTGCATAAGAACTTGCTTTTCAGCCTGCGTCTCGTTATCAGTAAACCTTTTATCAATGCCTTCTCTCAGAGATTTTATCTCTGCTTTCAATGCATTAACTTCAGGGTTTTCCTGACTTGAGAGAATAGCTTGGGTGAGCTGCTCATAAGTCACACCATTATCCAGAAGTACTCGCAATGGCTCTGATTTCAATTGGGCTACATCGATTATCGGTGTCTGACTCTGCGATGATCGCGCCTTTTCTCTGTTCAGAAGCTCCCGTTCTCTCTGAAGGGCTCTACGTTGTTTTGCAAGTAGAGCAAGCTGAGGACTCAACGGCTGCCGTGTAACTGCACTATCAGCCGATTTCTGGATGGGTTCTTCATTAGCCTGTTGAGATACATAATCAGGCGTCGGATTAGCATTGGTATTCATTTTAAGGCCAGCCCCACTTGGGATCAAATTTCCTTGTGGGTTTAGATTTGGCATTCCGGAAGCTGGCATTGGGCTAATCTTCATTCAAACAACTTTCTATCTATGCCGCCATTGGCGCATTAGTATTGGGTATTAACGGTGACACAGGAGTTGGCATCGGATTTGCTGTCGGAGTAGGCATTGGCGCCTGTGCCGGTTGCAAAGCCATTTGCGCACTCTGTTGTAAAGTCTGAATCTGATTGAAGAATGTTCTTAATAAATCCGCCTTAGATTCCTCAAGATTTAGACTCATATAAAGATTGTAATACTGAATAACCAATGTCTGAGCCAATTGGAGATCCATAAATGGATCTGGCGGTGTGTATGTACCATCTTCAACAATAGCATCAAGAATCTTAAAGATGCGCTCTTCACTTGCATTATCGAGCTGTTCATTTTGCTCAAGATCAGGAAAGCGCATGAGACGCCTTCCTTCTTTAATGGAAAGCATTCCTGCCTGCACCTGCTCGGTGACGGTTGCAATGCGTCCTGAAGGAGACCTGGGCAGAGAAGATTCTGTGAAGCATTGGATCACGAATGGATCTTTGATGAGGGACATCTTTGGAAGATCGATCTCTTTGGTTCCATTTTTATTGGGATAAACAGTCTGATAGCTGCCAGTTTCTTCTGCTATCTCCATAGCAGTCTCGGTAATCAAATATGCTAAGTCTATATAGGCCTGTTCATACTTTTTCAAAAATAGAGATAGTCTTGTATCATTGACATCTTCGTAGGTACGTATCGCCTCTCCGCTATCTAGACCAGCTGGTTTTTGCGATGTAGCAGACATCTGTGATACACCGCACTGTTGAAAGCCATATTGGATAAGACGATCACGCTCCGCATAGAGTTCAGGCGCGTTACATGGGGCTATCTCATAACTAGGTTTGGTACCATGATACGTAACAATGACACCGATTTCATTGTTGTTATGAGCTTTTGCTACCTTAGACCCTTGCTCAATAAATACACGTGGTACACCTACAAGGTTGATAGCGCGTGAAATGGTATACATGATGCGATTGATAGACTGCTGGGTACCAAAAAGCTGGGTACCGAGTCCTTGCCCCCAAAATCCAAGGAAAGGCTCTGAGTATTTAACAAAGACAAATGGAAATTTATCTTTATGCCATTCAGGTTCATCAAATAGCACCCCCCCTACCGTCGCGATAGTATGGCGCCCAGGAATATATCCTTTGGTTTTAGGATCTGGCCCAGAAGCCAATCTCCATCCTTCTATCACCATGATTTGATCTGCTGTTGTGCGTCCAGAATCGGGGCAGTTATCGGGGTAGCTGGTAGGGCACATCATGATGATGGCTTGAATTTTAGGATCTGGATTGCAGGCAAGAAGTTTACTGCGATCAACAAGCTTCAGCTGGATCATCTGTTGTGGTGTGCCATTGAGGCTATCATTATCATCGCAATAGAGATCGGTAGCCATTACTCTATCTACACCGACTTTATTATCTTCGGTGCGGTAGACCTTTAAGATGCCTGTCCCCATGGAAACGGCATCACGCAACATGCGTTGGCCTTTTTCATATGCTTTGGTCTGGTAGAACTCACCTAATATAAACTGGTTAAGCTCTTGCGCCAGATGGCGCTCTTTATAATCAGCACCATCTGTTAAGAACTTAGGTTGCGGCTGATCTTGTGTTGCACGTGAAACAAGTGTGTCCGTGCACGCCTGGATTAGATTAAAAGTTGGCCGATCATCAGGAAGGCTTTTAGTGCGGTCCATTTGAGACACATTTGAGCCCGCATAAGAATATACGGAGAGACCGCAATAGAGACGGATTGAGACAGCAAGCTGTCTTATTCGGTAAGTTTGAGAAGTTTTGAGATAGCTAGCTGTAGCATCTAACTGTGCAGCTAGCTTCCTCTCATCCGTCTCTTTCCACCATTCAGGCAAAATTGATGCACCATCAAGCCCACCGGCAGTAGGGCGCGTTTGATAGCGGATCTTTTCTGGCCCTTTTTTCATCGGCTTTATTTTCATTAAGCACCTGCATTTTCGACTGCGTAATAGATAAGCTCATCGGCTGATAGCTCATCCGTTGGGATTGAGTCGGTCTCATTCGTCTCACTAGCAATTTTAACTGGCATATCGCCAAACTTGACCACTAGATCCTTGAATGTGATCGTCTCAATCCCGTGTTTGCGACAAATCTTGAAGAATTTGTCCAAGTCTTTAAGGTCTTCAAACATTACATATATCCAGGGTATTTAGGCATCCCAGTATGAGGATACTTATCCTTCTTTTTACGAGAGCTCATAATCCTTGCGACGATGTCATGACGATCCTCATCTTCTTGAGCATCTCCAATCTCATCACCTGAGTTTGCTCCGGTATAGTGTTGTTCAAGATCATCATCCTTGGACAAATCATCGAATTCGTTTGGTTCAAAATCAGCTTCGACATGTGTCTTGTTTGCTACTTTGCCGCCATGAGAATAATGATGCTGGCGTTGTTTCATGATGCGAGAGACCATGTCATGCTCTTCATGAGGAAAGCCCTGATTTTCTTCTGCATGAGCATAGTGCTTTTCTTGATGATGCTCGTCATCCTCATCCATGCCTTGAGCTGCGATTTCATGGGCTCCATGTTGATTGAGCATGCGATCATCTTCGCGCATTGCCATTTCATCATGCTTCTCATGTTCTTTTGGCATCGCTCCATAGCCGGTTTCTTTTTCTTCGTGAACGAAACCACCTTGGGCATATTTACCGCCATGGCACATATGGCAATTGGGCGAACCATGCGCCATACATGTCCCGCCATGAGCTTTATGCTCTTCATGCCCATCTCTTGTCTCATCTCTCTGACGCGCTTTCTTTTTCATTGCGTAAGCTATAGCTAAACTTTGTTTCATAGGTTTCCCTGCATGCATTTCTGTTCGAACATTCCTAGAGAACGATCTAGGAGATTTTCCCTCAATCAATGGCATCCTATTGTCCCTGCCCTTGGAATAGGTTCACGATCGTTTTGACAGAATTGAGTGCATTATCGGCAGTTGAAAGCGAGCTCAGAACTATGCTGATAACATCGCCAGAAGAGGCTTGGATTGTGACATACCCGCCCATGATAGGTTGCGTAGGGGTCGGGTAGCTATATTGCCCAAGTACCGTGGAGTTTTGCTTAAGAAGGACAGCTAGACCAGATTGTGCAGGAGTTCCATAAGAGCCCGCTGTTGATATCGCAAACGTAAACCCTGTCGCTGCCGTTCCATCAGCTGCTGCAGTCGCTTGACCAACTTGGATAGCGTTTAGAACTACTGAAGTCGTTGAACCAGAGACCGTGAAATATTTAACAAACGTTGCATCTGCCGCCAGAGCTGTGCGGGTAGCACCGCCTAAAGTAGACGCAGTCGCATTGGTAGCTCCGGTTACTTGGATTCCATGCAAGCCAGCGGGTGCAGGATCTACACCGGCAGAGTTGATGTTATACCAAACATAAAAGCCCTGAAGATTGTTTGGAGCCCAGAAAGTGAAATAGGTGCTATTTAAAGAGCCGCTAACATCGGCGACTGTTGTTACGGTTTGAATTTCAGCTACAGGATTTGCAGTGACTGCTGGACCGCCTGCAGCTAAATAAGGAAGGAAAGATTTAAAGGCGAGTGTATAAAGACCTGCTGTCACAACTGTGAAAGATTGAGTTCCGAGACCGCCAACAACTGTACTTTGGTTTGCTTGTAGTGCATTCGTCATAAACTCTTATTCCTTCTCTTCAAATTCTTCGTGATCTAATTCTTCATCTTCTTGCTTAATATATTCACAGAAAGATTCGAGGGCAGCTTTCATCGCACGTCGATCTTTAGATTCAAAAGCATCCAACATGTCTTCGGCGATAGCGTCCAAGTATTCATATTCGC